CGGTTGTACGCTGTGTGGTGCGCTAGGCAAGTAGAGCACTTAATAACAGATGAACGTAGCAAAGAGGCGTTGAATGTAGCAGAACGTTATGCTAACGGAAATGCGACAGATGAAGAATTAGCTGCTGTTAGGGCTGCTGCTTGGGCTGCTGCTTGGGCTGCTGCTAGGGCTGCTGTTAGGGCTGCTGTTAGGGATGCTGCTAGGGCTGCTGTTGGGGCTGCTGTTAGGGATGCTGCTAGGGCTGCTGTTAGGGCTGCTGTTAGGGATGCTTGGGATGCTGTTTGGGCTGCTAAGGATGCTGCTTGGGCTGCTACTTGGGCTGCTAGGGATGCTGCTAGGGATGCGCAAAAAAAGAAGTTTTTGGAAATTGTAGGGGGAGAATAATGACTGATGATAAGAGGGTTGAGGAAGTAAAGGATTGGTTGACTGAATGTATAAAAACAACGCTTTGGAAGAAATTCAAGAATGTAAGCAATGATTTGAAAGATGAGTGGATTGAAGACGCTGCACAAGCTATAAGGCCCGAAATTGTCAAGCTGGTAGATGAAGCGGAGAAGAAGGCTAGAGTTGAGGAAATGATAAGAATGTCAAAGACGAAAAACTTTAAACAGTTTGCTATAAGTCGCCTAGCAGAACTGGAGGGGAAATAATGGTATCTGTAATCATCCCGACAACTGACAAAGAAAAGGCCATGCTTGATAAGAGCATTGATGCCTTAAATATGTCAACGTATCGGGATATTGAAATAATCGTTGTGAATGAGGGGGCAGAACGCAGCGTTCAGAGGAATATAGGGATCAGCCGGGCAAAGGGCGAGTATATCATGTATCTTGACACGGACCAGCAGGTATCTTCGGGGTTGATAGGGGAGTGCGTGAGGTTATGCGAGCATGGCTTTTCTTCTGTATATATCCCTGAGCAGATAACGACTCCGGGGTTCTTTGGCAGGTTAAGGAATTGGGAGCGCCAATTTTATACTGCTACCGCTATAGATTGTGTCAGGTTTATTAAAAGAGAGAATTGCCCGTTCTTTGATGAGTCAATTTCAGGGCCAGAGGACAGTATCCATGATCGCATGGTAACGGGGTTTAAGGCTATAAGCAGAAATGTACTTTATCACGAAGATAATGTCGGGGTGGTTGATTATTTCAAGAAAAAGATTTATTATGCAAAGAGCATGGGGAAGTTCGCGGAGAAATATCCCCATGATAAAGTGTTAAAGTTTTGGTGGCGGTGTTTCGGTGTGTTTATGGAAAATGGCAAGCATAAAAGAGTCTTGCGCAATCCCGGTTTATTCTTATTAACAATGTTGTTGATATTTTCAAGGGGGGTCATCTATGTCGTCAGATAAAATCTCAATCATTATGACAGTAAAGAATGAGACCAAGTTTTTAATTAATGTGCTTGACCAGTTATGCCCTCAGAAGCCAGACCAGTTGATTATCGTTGACGGAGGCAGCAGCGACGACCATATCAACCTATTCCGCAAGCTCCAAAGGAAATACGGGTTTGAGTATGTGATAAACGACGCAGAACAGGGGGGCATGAAAGATAGCCCCTTCGGCGCGTTCCTTAAAGGGATACCATTAGCCAAGTGTGAATACGTATCGTTATGGAGCGTAGACGACGATCCCACCCCTGACTATTTGGCCAAGATGAGGTCAGTTATTAAAGAATACCACCCGCCCTTGATTATTTGTAGCGCAATGGTGGCAAGGGACAACAAGAGATACCAGCGAGTTCTCTATCCCTTTGACAGTTACGTTTCCCCGGAGTGTATGGAGAAGAATTACAAGACATTCCATTGGCGCATTAACCTTGTCGGAAGCGTTATCCAGAAAGACATCATCACAGAAAATATCAAGTATTTGACAAAGGTAAACTTTGACTCAACGTATTTCTTTTATACGGCCTTTAGTAAGGGGCTGTTTAATATCGGCGATCCGTTGATTTTATACAGGTCATATCTCAACAGTCATGGCCAGCTTGGGAAGTTGAAAGACATCTTAGACTGGGAAATTGTCAGCAAGGTAAAGTTTAGCGAAGATGCCGAAGTTTATGAGAGGGCAGAGAACGCAGGATTTTGGGATGGCATACACAGCAACCATAAATTGCTTTCCATGATACCAAAGTTGCCCCAATGGTTAAGGCATATTATTAACGAAAGAGTTTATCAGTATGATAGTAAGGAGGAGAAGTAATGCCTAAAGTATTAAATTTGGCGGCAGGGAACAAGAGATACGACGATGAGGGACTTTGGAATGTTGACCTTATGCCGGGAGAAGGGATTGACCAGATCGTTGACCTGAGAGAACATCCTTGGCCTTGGGCAGATAACAGTATTGACGGAATACACGCTTCACATATCCTTGAGCATTTTCTTGACCATGAAACATTCTTAAGAGAGTGCCACAGGATATTAAAGCCGGGCGGGTTCTTGAGGATAGTTGTCCCGCATATCACAAACATGGCCTCAAGCGGTTGCCTTGGTCATTATCGAGGGTTCAGCCATGATACGCTTGACAGGTATTTGGCAAATCAAGGTCGGCATGATGATTATATGTTTCGGGACATCAAGTTTAAGACTATCGAGATGCACGTTAATTGGGTATGGGAAGAAGTTATCAAGCAGGATAGCGTTCCTAATCTTGACGACTGGTTAAGAGTTCTAATCAGTCCGCTGAACTGGATTATAAGCAAGATGATTAATGCCGGGCCGAGATGGTTTGAGAGGTTCACTTATCCGCTAGTCGGAGGTGCTGCCGAAGTTGTGTATAAGGGGGTAAAATTATGATAGAGATAATCAAATTCTTTGCGGTATTGGGCGTGGGGTTTATAGGGACAATAGCTATATGCTGGACTACCATGTCGCCAGAAGAAAAAGAGGAGATAAGAAAGGCGCTCAAAGAATGATAGAAATACTTAAATTTTTCCTGGTGGCTTGTTTGGGGTTTGCGTTAATTATAATAATAAATCAGTTTCTTTTGGTTTTGGTTGACCGCGCGGTTTTTAGGTCAGCAAACGAATGGCTTAAAAAAAAGGATAACGAAGAATGAAAATCCTATACCTACCAAGCTGGAAATCACAGCAGAGGCAATTTCAAAAGAAGGACGTGAGGATATTCCCGATACGCCTTGCCATGGAGGCAACGTGGCATAGGGATAGGGGGGATGATGTTGTGTGGGGGCTTGATTATCCAGTAACTTTTTTCCCGCCCGGAGAAATTTTAGTAATATCAGAGCCAGAGGGGATAGACTTCTTAAAACTTCCTAGTCCTGATAGGCTTTTAACGGAGGCCTTTGATAAGCGTTACCAGAAAAACGGCAACTTTAAACATCTACCCGGCGCATACACTCTTGCGGCTCAAGGTTGTTGGTACGGCAAGTGTAAGTTCTGCGTGGAGAGGAAATCAAAGTATGTCTGCCGTTCGGTCAACAGTTTACTTGGGGAAATCGCAGAGCTTCAAATGCTTAATTTTAGAGAGGTCTTTGACGACTCCGGCACGTTCCCTGATGGCGAGTGGTTGAGAGCGTTCTGCCACAAAAAGATAGGATTAGGTCTTACAACACCAATAAGCTGCAATATGAGGATAGACGCAGACGTGGACTTCGATTTAATGAAGCGCGCTGGCTTTCGTATGCTCTTATTCGGAGTGGAGAGTGCAAACCAATCAACGCTAGACAGGATCAACAAGGGGATAAACGCAGATGACATCATACCGACGCTCAAAGCGGCAGCTAAAGCTGGTCTTGAGCCGCACGCTACTTGTATGCTCGGACAGCCGGGGGAGAGTAAGGAAGAAGAACGTAGAACTATTGAGCTTGTTCATTACCTGCTTATCAAGGGTTACGCAAAGACAGCCCAAGCCTCAGTCTACAGAATACCGGGCGAACCTGAAAACTTGCCACAGGCCAACGTCAAAGACATCTACAAAGTCGCGTTCTATCCAGAGTTCTGGTGGAATCAGCTTAAAGGCCTCAAGTCTTGGGACGATGTTAAATATCTTTTTAGAGGAATAAGGGAGGGGTTGAGATGATGGAGCGTATTTGTCTAATCTTATTAGCTAACATAATATTCTTCACAAAGACAATCACGTATGGCTATGTATCTGATGACATCCCCGTTTTGCGCAGGTCACAGAAGTTAAAGCTAGGGTTCTGGAAGAAAAGAGCCTTACAGCTTGAGGGGGACATAAGAGTTGATGCCCCGCAAGACCATCTCCTCACAACAATTATCCATGCCCTAGTATGTGTATTCATATATTTATCCTTTGGCGCTTCTGATGTTTCCTTTATCGCGGCCTTTCTGTTCGCGTTCAACCCAATTAATAATCAAGGTAGCGTTTGGATTTCCGGGCGCACTTATCCTATCACGGCCTTGCTGATAATGGCAACGATGGTGTTTCCGATCATAGCCCCGCTGTCCATCCTTGGCCTAATGCACTACCCGATCGGCTTCATCATGTCGGCAATATTGGTTATCTGGCAACCTTGGTTTGCTATATTCGTATTATTAGCTGGTATGTTTCACGTGAAACGGTTAAAAGGGTTAGTAAGCGATAAGACCAGTTCGGAGATGTTTACAGAAGATAGGTCTATTTCCCCCAAGAAGTTGATTTTAGTGGTCAAAACGCTTAGTTTTTACACAATACACGCCCTCATCCCCCTTAAGACGACCTTTTATCATTCGTTTATGCAGAGCATGGCGGGTTCAGGGTCAAAGAAAGCGTATAGTTTTGATAGATATTTCTGGCTAGGGCTCATTATCACAGCTGGGATGGCGTATAAAGTGTTCTTCACGCATTGGGACTTGGCATCTTTCGGCCTTGTCTGGTGGGTTGTTGGCCTGTCCCCGTATCTTAATGCCTTTAGGATTTCGCAGGAAACGGCAGAACGATACACTTATGCCCCCTTGGTAGGCCTAATGATGGTGCTTTCTACTGTCTTACAAGGCCACCCAACGATTACAGCGGCCTTTATAGCGATGTATGCGACTAAGCTATGGTTTGTCATGGATATGTACCAAGATGATTTCTACCTTGTAGAACATTCCTGCCTAGCTGATCCGGGCGCTTGGTTCGCTTGGCACGTCAAGGGGTTAAAGCGTTGGGATGTTCAGTCATATAAAGAAGCCCTTATTCTTTGGACAATGGCAAAGAGGATAAGCCCTAACGAGTTCAAGGTCCTATTTAATATCGCAACCATATTAAAAAACCATAAACAAGATGAGGAGGCAGAGGCATTTATCACAAAGGCATCGCAGAACATTCCAAGAGGGCAAGAAGAACAGTTTGAGGACTTACTTAAAAAGTGGAGGGCGGGGGAATGGACAATCCTTATATAAAGTTTACATGGAGATGGGGAAAAGATTGTATCGTCACAATTACTGTAAACCAATTATACGTGGAGGCATTAAATGCTTTCAATAATCCTAGCAAGCGCACAAGAGCCCAACATTCTAGCGATGATGGAGGAGACAGAGGCTTGTTTCCCGGCAGCGCAGATAATTGTGTCGAATGACAGGTATCGTTTAGGCAAGGGTTGGGCTATTAGAGAGGCATTATCTGAGGCCACCGGGGACATCATTGTGTTTATTGATGGCGATGGAGATATAAGCCCTAAGATGATTAACCGACTCCTGCCGCATTTAGATGAGTTCGACATTGTAGTTGGCACAAAGAATACCCGGCGCTTATTGTCAAGGTGGATATTGTCAGGTCTAGCCAGAGTTTACATATCTGTAATGTTTGGCATCCCTGTTGATACACAGACCGGGATTAAGGTGTTCAAGAGATCCGCGTTGCCAATGTGGGAAGCCAACAGTTTTGCTTTCCCTGTGGAAATATTAGCCAAGGCACAAGGCGCTAAGATGTTTGAGGTAATGATTGAAACAAGGGCAGCTAGGAAGATGAAGTTAAAGTCAATATTCGCGGCACTAATCGGAAGTATTAAGATATGGGGGAGGTTGAGATGAGGACATCTAAATATCCTGAAAAAGTAACATCGGCCGGAACAATGATCCGAAAAAAAAGAATGGATCAGAAAATGTCCCTAATGGATGTTGTACGGGAAATTAAGAAAAATAATGGAGAGATAGCGGAGAGTTATTTGTCGCGTATTGAGGCAGATAAAAATGTGCCTTCAAGAGGAATGACAGAGAAGATAGCCAAGGCGCTCAATCTCCCACTCGAGACCATGCGTAATTATATCGCAATTAGCGCGATTAATAAAATATGGACGGAAAGAATGAAAGAATTGGAGGTGGCGAGATGAACGGCAGTCATGTTGATAGAGTTATGACAGAAATTGAAATTAAGCAACAGACAGGTACAAATCAAGGAATTAGTCTAGAGAAATATTTATCACATCCCAAAATTAGGTGTTTTTATTATGAATGGGAGGATGGAACAATATCAGCGGGATATGCTCGGAACAAGATGGACGCGGCAATACAGCTTGATGAGATAGGAAGCGCAGAACCGTCTAGAGTAAAATTTTTTAATTCTAATTCATTGTTTTTTACTTTCAAGAGAATTGATGAAGATCCAGGGGAAAGTTGCGACGAAGAGGAATACCCTTATAAGGCAGTTTGCTCAGATGAGATGTCAGAACATATTTTTGGATTACTGGATGATTGGGCAAATATGAAAGGAAAATTTAATAATCGCAGAACAATATCATATTATGGGAAAAATAGGTAGGAGGCCTAAATGCAAGACGCATATCAAGCGATGATGAGTCATAACAAGAAGTGGAAAAGCGGCGCTACTGCCAGGACAACAAGGGCCAAGAGGGTATCTAAGCAGTTCATGAGTTCAAAGGAGGCATCAGTTATTGACGAGTACAGGGTTAAGGCTGTTGTTGTTGAGCCGTCATTGATGTCAAAGCTTTCTGGCTTTTGGAGTTATCAGGTTGTGCCAGTATTATTGTTGGCTGGTTCTTGTTTTTGTTTTTCAATCACGCTCAGATGGATTATGCACTAAAAGGGAGACTTCGCAATGACAACAAAGGTCGGGTATGTCCACAAGAGAATAGTCTTTGTCAGAAGGAAGCTAAACAAGAGAATACTTAGATGGTACTCATATCAGAAGGACAACGGAAGATACCCGCCAGAGGTGTTAAGACTACTCGCTCGGGCAAGAAGGGATATTGGCTACTCCCCCAAGACAGGCGACCATGATATTTTAATCTCTTTATACAAGGAATCAAGGAGTGCGTCGTGATAACCAAACTACTCTGGCTCATCTTAGACAAGATACTGCCCTATAATTCACATTACCTGCAAGAGAACCCATCCGCACGAATGTCTAATAAAATAGACAATGTTTAATTAAATGAACAAATAGCTTTACACACTACCTTTTCTTTTCCAGAATAGATGTATGGCCCACAGAATAAAAACTACGTCAGAGATCACTACTGGGGTAAGAGAACAGGTCTTAACTCAGAGCTGGTCTTACCTGCGGGACAACTTTCATAAGTTTAGTGAGACCAATAAGATAAAAGTAGCCCTCGCGCTCACAACCAAGAACATCCCAATACAGTCAACAGTTGATGGCAATTTGAATGTTACGATGATGCCAGCCATTAGCATTAACGACAAGCCCAAGGAGTATAGTCTTGGCGACAATGACCATTCCAAAACTTCTTGATGGCCCGGAGAAGCTAAGGCCTATCATAGAGAGCTTAGACGAATACCGATATTTCCTTTCGGAAGGTGGCCGTGGCGGTGGCAAATCACAGTTCATTGCCCGGTTCATCCTTTATCTCGGCGAGAAGTACAGGTTAAGAATTGTCTGCGGCCGGGAGATACAACGTAACATCACAGAGTCAGTTCATTCTATTATGGCTGACCTTATCCGCAACTATAATCTCAACTATGAAATATTTACTACTAAGATTGTCCATAAGACATCAGGCTCGCAAATTAATTTCAGAGGTTTTAGAGAACAAGGAGCGTTCAATATCCAAGGGATGGAAGGGGTCGACATCTGCTGGATTGATGAAGCCCAAGCCGTTACCAAGCAAACCCTCGACGTATTAATCCCCACCATAAGAAAAGATAACGCTAAGGTATTCTTCTCAATGAATAGGCACGTTGTAGATGACCCTGTCTATGATATGTTTGTTGGCCGGGAAGATTGCTTACATATCCATTTAAACTACTTTGACAATCCCTTCTGCACTAAGGCCTTGAAGCATGAAGCTGATGAGTGCAAGAGAAAAGACATGGGCGACTATGACCATATTTGGCTAGGCGTACCTTTAGACAAGTCAGAAGATGCCGTTTACAATTATAGCGAGCTTGAGCAAGCCAAGACTACGACCTATCCTTTACGCGCTGGCTATGGGCTAAGGGTAGGTGGATTTGACATTGCCAGGTTTGGGGATGATAAGTGTGCCGCGCTTGTATTACAACAGATGGGAGCATTGCATTGGGAAGAAGTATTTTATGATGAGTGGGGACAAACAGATTTGAACACTACTACGGGCCGAATCCTGAGCATCATAAACGAACAGAAAATAGACCAAGCGGTCATAGACGAGGATGGAATCGGATCAGGCCCGCTTGATACCCTCCGGCATGGCAGGGGCATGGAAAGTGTCACAGGATTCCGTAATCCTGCCATAGCTTACGCAGACAACAAAGACTATGCGAATCACAGGACAGTCAACGCTTACTTATTGAAGAAGATGCTAGAAGATGGCCACATCCATTTGCACACAGACTCATTACTTAAAGAGCTGATGCAGATTAAATATACCTATGACCATCAACAGCGCAGGATATTAATAAGCAAGCAGATGATGAGGTCTAAGTTTAAGATTAAATCGCCCAATATTGCAGATGCTCTCATAATGGCTGTATCAAGGATTAAGCCTGTCCAGAACCAGCAGGACAATCAGTTTAGGCCAAGGAGTACAGTAGCGCCTGATTGTAACCTATTTGATATTGCGGGGGTGCGATGATACGCTTTGCCACAATACAGGACGCTGAGGAGATCATGCGAATAGGCAGTATGTATGCCGCTGAGACTATCCTTGGCTCACTTAGCACAGAGCAGATGAGAGTGCTAATTAACATATGCCTTACTAATGGTGTTGTCTTATTGGCTGAACGTGAGGGCAAAGTTGTGGGGATCATAGCCGGGCGCATAGTTGAAGAATGTGCTGCGATGGGCAAGTTCTTTGAGGAGGTCATTTGGTATGTTGACCCTAACAATCGAGGCCTAGGGATAATGTTATTCAAGCGCCTGCTGGCCGTGTGTAAGACAAACGGCTGTGATGGCGTGTCCATGTGGGCCTATTGTAACGAACATTTAGAAGGTGTTGACAGATTATATAAGCGTTCCGGGTTTAAAGAAGTTGAGCGCAAATACTATAAAACTTTGCAAGGAGAATGATATGCCTGTATTTACATCAATAGGGACAGCACTTGGGGCTACTGTTGCGGCTTCGGCTACGGGTATTGGTGCTTTTGGTGTGGGCGTGGCGGCAGTTGGCGTTACTGCTGCCGGGGTTGGAATGACGCAAATGACTGCATCACAGCAAAGAAACGCGGGCAGGACAGCGCAATCTCAGGCAGAGGCGGCTAATCAGCAGGCCATTGCGGAGTCTAGCGCGTTACAAGCCAAGTCAGCTTCACAGGCCAAAGAGTCTATTCTTAGTAGGTCAAGGGCAAGAGCGCGGAGTAAATCAATCTATACGTCCCCTCTAGGCATAGCGGGAGAAGCGACAACTGTTAAGAAAACATTGCTTGGAGAATAATATATGCTCACTAAAGACAAAAGCACAAAGGACATGAGGCCTAAGACGTTGATTGATGAGTATAGCGTTCTAAAGGGGCAGAGAAGCAACTTTGAGCCTTACTGGCAGACATTACATGATTACTTCTATATTGAGGCGGCCAATGTCAGCTCCATGTATGCGCCCGGTTCAGAGCTTAATGTAGACTATCTCTTTGACTCCACGACCCTTGAGGCGAGTGATGTGCAGGCTTCTGGCTTTATGAATTACCTGACACCGCCTACAAGCAAATGGTCAGGGCTCAGGGCCAAGAATCCCTTACTTAAAGATAACAAGCGCATCTCAACCTTTCTTGAAGAAGTCAATGAGCAGGTACATTACACGCTCAATAAGTCTAACTTCTACAGTATGCAGTTTATCAATTACAAGTCGTCCGGGGTATATGGCACTAGCTGTATGCTCGAGGAAGAAGATATTAAAGATGATGTGCGGTTTTGCAACGTGCCAATCAGGAACGTCTGCTTAAAGGAAGATGGCAGAGGCAGAGTGATCGCGTTCTTCTTAGAGTTCGAGTTCACAGCAGAACAGGCCAAGAGCAGGTGGGGCATAGAGAAGCTGTCTGATAAGCTCAAGAAAGAGCTTGCACAGGAAGTGCCTAGCCATACTAACCATTTATTCATTCTCTATATTGCAGAGCGATTTGTTAGAGATGTGAGCAAGACTGATAAAGAGAATTTGCCTATTGAGGCTGCATGGATTGACGCAGATGATAAGTCTATTGTTGATGAAGGTGGTTATAACGAGATGCCAGCGTTCTGTCACAGGTTCGCTAAGAGGCCATATATCCCTTGGGGCTTCTCTCCGGCCATGAAGGCATTGCCTTTCGCAAGAATGCTCAACGCGGCAGCTAAGACCAATCTTAGGGCTATGATGAAAGCAACTGATCCGGCCATCGCAGTACCAGACAACGCTTTCCTTATGCCCTTTAACGCTAACCCTAGGGCGGTTAATTACTATAATAAGCAGCACATGGCAGGTGGTTCTAAGGACATCTTCTCGTTTGGCAACTTTGGCGACCCGAACGCTGGCCTTGCCGCTGTTGACTATTACGCTGATAAGGTCAGAGCGTTGATGTATAACGACACCTTTTTGGCTTTTGATAAGATTACCAAGCAGATGAACAACCCGGAGATTGCAGAGCGCATTAATGAGAAGATGACGATGTTAGGCCCGGCGGTTGGCCGATATATCTCAGAGATGCTTAACCCTGTAATCATTAGGACGGTAGGGATATTATCTCGTAAAGGCAAGCTACCTGACCCGCCAGAGGAGTTTTTGTTAGCCCCTGAGTACGAGATTGACCTTGTTAGCCAGTTGGCGCAAGCACAGCGCAGAAGTGAGCTGAATTCCTTAATGACCGGGCTTTCCTTGGTTGGGCAGATGGCACAGTTGACACCTGATGTATTGGATAAGGTTAATTCAGATAAGGTGGTTGATACAGCTTGGTCGATTATCGGTGCGCCAATGAGAGTGTTAAGAGACGATGATGAGCTTGGCAATATAAGGGCAAGCAAGGCGCAACAGGCACAGGCACAGCAACAGATGGCACAGCTTGAGCAAGGGGCTAATGTTGTTGATAAAGGGGCAGACGTTGACCTCAAAATGGCTAATGCTAAGAAGGCAGGGAAAGAATGATAAACCTTAAAGACCCTAACGAGGTAGCCGGGCTGAAAAGTAATATGCACGCGACTTTCGATACTGCTCAAGGCAAAGAGATCATGTCCTTCCTAGAGCAGTCATGTTGTTGGTATCAAAGCTGCCTAGTCCCCGGAAGCCCGGACATGAGCCTTGTAAATGACGGTAAGCGCCAGGTCTTGGCTACGATTAAGTCTATCTTGAAATTCACGCCAGAGCAAATAAGCGCGCTGGTAACACAGGCAGAGGCGGCTTAGTGGATTTAATACATAAATGCAAGAATGGTACGAAGATATACCGAATGGGGTATAACATATTATCAAATGGCAAGACAATTAAAGTTATAGACTTCGGGAACGCTGATAGCGTGTGCAGGAAAGCCAAGGACGTTGAAGGCTGCAAGCGGGAAGATTGGGAGAATTACGGCGTTTTCGAGACTGAGCAGTATGTAGTACGCAGGAGAATGGAAAGTAATAATAATGCGTTACAAGGAGCAAGTAATGACGGATAATCCTAACCCGGTAACCCCGGACAATTCGGACCCAGTAGCAGCAGCGCCAGCAGCAGAGCCTATGGTTCCAACAATGACATGGAAAAGCAACCTCAATACTGACTTGCAAGGCAGCCCGCTAATGGCTAAGTTTGATGATACGGCCGATGGATTGAACGCGGCGTTTGCGAGCCATGCTAATCTTGAGCAGCTATTGGGCCATGAGAAAGTGCCAATCCCAAAAGGCGCAGAGGATGTGGAAGGGTGGAATAGATTTAGCAAGGCGATGGGGATTCCTGATAAGGCAGAGAGTTATGGCCTTGGAGATGCCCAGTTGCCGGAGTCAATGCAGGGAATGACTATCAATAAAGATAAGTTCGCTGAAATTGTCCATGCTCACAAGTTGACACCAGGGCAAGCTAAGGGCTTGTGGGAGGCATATCAGTCTGAGGGCATCAATGCTTACAATCAGGCGCAAGATGGCCTTACAAAGCAACTGACGGACACTGTGAACGCTCTCAAGGGCGAATGGGGAGATGCTTACGATACCAACGTAGAATTGGGGCAAGCGGTCATTAATAAGTTCGCGTCAGACCAAGACTCAATAGATTATCTTACTGCGGTATTGGGCAAAGACCCTAAAGGGATAAAGTTCCTTGCCAAGTTGGGCGATCAGTTCGCAGAGAATAAAATCCCTGAGTTCTCAATGAAGCGCTTTAGTTTAGCGCCAGAGGAAGCACAGGGCGAAATTGACAAGTTAGTGCATGACCTTGAAGGCCCGTATATGAACACAATGGGCAAATTTACAGAGAAAGAGCATATCGCAGCGATGGATAGAGTTAATGCGCTGCGTGTTACGATAAACAAATCCAAAGGATAATCGAAAGACCTTTTGGTTTTGGGTGTACCGCCGATAAGCAGAGATGCCCGGCAAGGCATTAATGCAGACGAGTTGACCTTTTTAAAGACAATCACTCTAGCGCATCAAGATTAATTTAAAAAAAGGAAGATTCATCATGGCAGACACTCAAAATGCTATTTACGCACAAGCGTATAGCCAAAACATCATGCAGTTGGCACAGCAGAAGTATAGCAAGCTGTTGCCTACTGTATTCCTCAAATCCAATGTTCGCGGCAAGACCTTCTTTCAAGACCAGATAGGACAATGGTCAATGGAAGTAAAGGGCGGCCGTAATGTTGCGACTCCGAACAATGACCCGACCTTATCCCGAAGAATGGGAACTATGGTCGATTACCACGACAACCGTTTGCTTGACCGAGGCGATGAGCTTAAATGTATATCTGACCCTCGTAGTGCGTACACAATCGCAGCAGCTCAGTCTTTAGGGCGCAGGATTGACGATAACATCGTTAATTCTATCCGGGGTACAGCTTATTCCGGGGAGACTGGTTCTGTTACTGCGGGAACAGCAACGACAATTAGCGCTTCTGCCGCTTCGATGACATTGACTAAGATTCTTGAAGTTAAAAAGACTCTTGATGACAATGACGTTGAGATGGAAGATCGCTTCTTTATTACCAACACCGAGATGTTGAGCAGCTTGTTGGATGTTACCGAAATTGGCAGCGCTGATTATAATTCAGTCAGGGCTTTGGTACGTGGAGAATTAGACACATACCTTGGCTTTAAGTGGATTATGTCAACGCGCGTCAATGCGTCAGACATTGGTTATGCTTATCAGAAGTATGGCTTGTGTGCGGCGTTAGGTGCATCCCCGCTTGTTAGGACTGATGAGCGGTCAGACCTGTCTTATTCTTGGCAGGTGTATTATGAACTGAACATGGGTGCAGTTCGTTTAGAGGAAGAAAGAGTCGTGCGGCTCATCGAAGGTTAATAGGACGCTATAGGCGAAAAGAGGAGTAACGTATGAGTGCATTTCTAGGAGCAAATAAGACCAAGTATGACGCAGGTGGAACAGGCGATAATATTATCCTTGACGGGTATATTAAGTCAGTCGAGAAAGTATGGATGGACAGCTACTCTACAGGGACAACTCCTGTAACGACGGCTGATACTATCTGTATTGCCACGATTCCTGCGAACAAAAAGATCACGGCGGTAGATGTTTTCTTCGGCGATCTCGTACCAACAGCGGCCACTCTCACAGTAGGGACAACGGGCGACTCGGATAAGTTTATATCCTCGACGACTGTTTCTTCTTCTTTAACTGAGTCAGGGGCGTTGGTAGCAATCAACAAACTCAGCATGAACAACAATGATGGATTCCAGTTCGTTACTACTGCGGTCACGGATATTTTCTTGGCCTTTGACACGGTAGCTTTGACAACCACGAATGCGACCATCAAGACAGTTGTAAGATACACCTAACCATGGCGAGGGAGGGGCTTCGGCCCCTCTCTTTATATAGAGGGCTATTATGGCGACATCAAAAGCATCAATGGCAAATAAGGCATTAACGGAAGTAGGGGCAACACCTATCACGTCTTTGGATGATGATACAAATAACGCCCGGATAGTCAACAGGGTGTATGAGATTTCTTTAAGTTCTATTCTTTCAGAGTGCAAGTGGAACTTTGCGACTAAACGCGCGCTGTTGTCCTTATCTGCCGACACATTAGCTTGGTATGATACAGGCGAGGTTTATGTTTACACTAAGCCTAGTGATGTAATAAAGATATTCGGGACAAGTTCCCTTAGTGCGACATTTAGAGAGGAAGGCGATTATATTATATCTGATACCTCCGGGCTTGGGATAAGATACGTCTATTACCTTGACGACCCCACCAAGTATTCTAACGCTTTCATCGAGGCATTTATTGACAAGCTGTGCTCTGACATTGCATATATGATTGTCAACTCCGCTTCTTTAGCTGAGAAATACATCAATCTCTACGAAACAATATCGCTACCCAAGGCCATGTCAAGCAACGCTCAAGTAGGCAAGCAACAGACCTTACAAGATGACGCTTGGGAATTGGCTAAGAACCAGAATACACAGGCTAACGCATGACAATAACGAAGCAAGAATATGCTGGTAGAGATGCAGCCCCGGTAATTCTATATCATAAAGTAGATGGCGACTCAAAAGAGGCATATCCTGTAATTGGTACGACCCTGGTAATAGTAACAGGCGGCCTTGTGCCTAGAGGGGAATACGCTGCTGGGACTGATTATGCTGTTGGGGATTTAGTTTCTTACAATGGTTCGTCTTATATTATGTATGTTGATGCTGCGGCGGGTACTGCCCCGACGGACGATACAAAGTGGCAAGTCATAGCTAGTAAGGGCGATGCCGGGACGGATGGTGTTCTTAAATTAAACCAAGTTCCGATTGAAACACTTGACGGAATCGAAACAGTATTCACGCTGCCTAATTCAGATATATTTGTTACTGGCCAGATTGAGGTCTTTTTAAATGGCAACCAGAAAATCATAGACTCTGAATGGGAAGAAACAGGCACTACGCAGATTACACTTTTAGGATCGCTGGCCTCATCGCCGCCTACGGTTGATGAATCTATATCATTAAACTACATAAAGGCATCTTAATGAAAAGAATTATCATTGTATTTTTAGGTTTATTATTGTTGACCACTAGCGCGTTAGGGGCAGAAAAGGCAAAGCGCGTAGATACCGATACGACCAACTTTGATGGCAATCTAAGCGTGGCGGACACAACGGTACAGGCAGCGCTTGAAACGCTTGACGAGTTTACGAGTGCTGACTTGCGTTACCTCAAGCTCGATGGTACTGTATCGATGACAGGTGATTTGGATATGGCTACCTCTGATATTACTGCCGACGGAGATTTGAAGATTGTGCCTGATGCAACAGGGGACTTAGTCCTATTCGGAGATATAGATGTCGGGGATGATGTTCACGGTAAGAAATTAATTATTAATAGGAAAGCTGTTGAAGCCGATGATAGCTTTTCCTTGTATATAGATAGTTACAGAAATGCCATTTTTACAGCTACAGAAGATATGATGTTTACGCCAGAGAACAATCTTTATTTTCTTAGAAATCCAGGAGCGGCGTCTGACATCCTCCTTTTTGACCAAGCTGGAAGTGGTGATAGCGTTGAATTAAGGCAGTATGGATATATAACAGCGGATACTTCAGCCAAATATATTCAATGGTTAGTGAGTGACACCACAGACAACTTTGAACTTACCCGTGAAGATTCCAATATCGGAGCTTTCGACATTCAGATGCCATTAATAACCGATGGAATAACCGCTTCAGGAACAGTTGAGGGAGCTACCTTAACTGAGGGTGGAATTGGAGTATACAATACTACTGAATCTGATTCAGCTTATATCAACGATTCCGACTTCAACACTTTTGCAGAACTTCAAAGCCAAATAGCTGATGAGGTATTGTTAAAATCAGGAACTCTCACAGATGCTAAGTATTGCACTTATAACTCTGCTAGTGGGGATATTATTTGTAATTCTGAAGGCGGAACATCAATTACAGGAACAGATACTCATGTTTTGTTCTTTGATGGGGCTAACACTCCGGCTGGCGACGCAGGAATGACTTATAATAAAACTACTGACACATTAACTGCAGTTGCTTTTG